ATGTCTTTCATCTTTTTAATTTCTAATTCACAGTAATGAATTATTTTTTCTAAATCTTGTATGCCATTTTTATTTTTATAACGACACACATACTTTATAACATTCCCTTGAAAAAAGGAAAGGTCATTCTTAGAAATAAACTCATAAGGTTGAATGTGAAAATTCTTGTAATGATTCCCACCTATTTGTTTGTCTTGTGGAAATGCACTTTCAAACATATCTTTACTTGTCATAGTTCGTAACCCTTTCTTGTTATTCTTGCTTTTAGTTTATATAAATTGTTACGTGCTCTTGTTATACCCACGTACCAAACTCTATGTTCTTCATCTTGTTTATCTTGACTTCTTTTAATTGACTTTAATATTTTATCGCCAATATCCAAACATAGAATTACGTTGTCTTGTTCACCACCTTTTATTGCATGAATAGTAGATAGCCATATTCTTGCAGGCTCATCTAAATTTTCTTTATTATCTAATGTGTGTAGTAAATATTCTTTATCTTCATCTTTAGCTAATTTAAATGCAGTAAACCAATTGTGATTAGCATTCCAGTTACCTTTACCTGCAAAATCTTGTATGTCTTTAATATCTTCTTCATTTAATTCTTTACCATTACGCCATAACTCATAATTTTTAGATGCTTTATACATTCTAACTTTAATACTTTTACCTTTATTACTTTCAAAATATAAACCTTTACTTATTAATTGATCTTGTATTTTTAAAAGTCTAGATATAGTTCTTGTTAATATTAACCACTTACCTTTTGTTAAATCTATTTCATCTATATTATTTATTTCTTCACATAATCCTTCATAATTTCTAGGGTAATATTGTTTTAATTTTCTAATACCAACTATATTATTTATAGGTACAATAGATTGTTGTTGAACTGATTTAGATATTCGTTTAGAATACTTCAGAATTTTTTCTCTTGCAGGTTCTTGAATAAATCTCTTGACATCAGCACCGGCCCAAGCAAAAATAGCTTGGTCATCATCACCCGCTAAATAAATATCTTTAGATTTTGTCTTTAAAACATCGTACAATTTCCATTGTAAAGGTGATAAATCTTGAGCTTCATCAATAAAGATAACGTCAAATTCTGGAATTTTTTCTGGTTTATCTGTCAACATTTTTACCATGTCATTAAAATCTAAAAGCTTTTTCTTTTCTTTAAATTTTTTTAAGTTATCGTAAATGTGTTTTAAGGGTGCCCACTCAACCGTTTTTGGATCATGTTCTTCTAAATTAAATTCTTCTTTTAAATCAACACATCTATTAATAGATCTATGTATTATTTGAAAATATGGATTTTCAAAACCTAAATAAAAAGACTCATCTTTATTATAACGATCATAAAATTTTACTTGTAAATTTATTTTTTTACCAAACTCTTCATAGTGATAAGGCTGCATGACATCTTCTTTATCTATATCTAAACAATCAAACCCCAATGAATGTAATGTTCTAAAGTAAATTAATTTTTTATCTTCTGCTGGCATTCTTCTTTTAGCTTCAGTTGCTGCCTTTTTAGTAAATGCAAAGTAACCTATTCTATGTAATGGTGTACCAGTTCTATGATATGCTTTTGCTCTAGATATTAGTTTATATGTCTTGCCGGTGCCTGGAGGACCATAATATTTATATATCATACTATATCGTCTTCGCTTTCTATTTCGATTGATTCATTAATTTCTTCTGGTTCATCAAAAAGAAATAGTGGTACTCGTGCTACTCTTATTGGTTTAAAATATTTACCGCCATCATCTCTACCAGGATATCTTTTTAGTTTTCCAAAATAAGCTCTCTTATCATCATCTGTATCTTCTTTATCAAACAACTGATGTGAAATCATATAAGATGTTTTCTGTGCATCATACTTCCATTCTTCATTTTTTAATTTGTCAAAAAATTTATCAAACACAAACCATGCAAACTTTTCTTCAACTAAAGGTCTACCACTTTCAAATGATGAATGTGATGTAGCCTGTGCTCCGTAAATATGTTTTTGTAATAATTTCTTTAATACTTCTAATGGACTTGTACCTTCTGCAGGTTCTATTGTTTGTATTCCAGGAGTTAGTAAGTTAATTATATTCTTTAATTCCTGACGCTTGATGCCTGGAGCAACGATATGTGCTTGTTCGAACATAATATTCTCAAATTCATTTGGATTTAAAAGCTTGTAAGTATTTTTTATATTTAACTGTATATTTTCACCTTCATTATTTTGAACAGTCACTCTCCATTCTGGATTAGGTTTATAATTTATTTTTTGTAAATTACTGAGTTCTGGAAAATTAGGTTTACCATCAGATAGTATTCCAAATTTTCTTTTTACACATACTGCTTTCATACATGCACCAGTTAATAACTGATCACTACAAGTAAAACCCTTTTTCTGTTTTTCCCAGCTGCCTATTTTTGATTTAATATGATCATCTGTCCAATGCTCATCAAAAGTAAAATACTTTCTGCCTGCTTGTAAAACCATCTTCTTCCAACTGTCTGGATATTTTTTCTTAGCAAACACCATATAGTTATATAAAAATCTATCTCTTCCATCTGTAAAAGTCATAACTTCTTTAGTTAATTTTTGTAAACATGGCGGTCCATCTTCAAATTCTTCTCCACCACCTTTTAATTCTTGTGTAACTAAATCTTCTTTTACTTGTTTAAAATTTTTAGGATCAACTAAATTGAGTTTAACTACTTCTAAAAATGTTTGGAATGGCATCATTGTACCATCTAAATTTAAAGCTTTACGATCATCACCATTGTAAGGTAAATTAATAAAGTTCCCGTTAGATAATGTTCCATCTTTAGATCGTAATTGTGTTTGTTTAGGAAATATTTCTGTACCTTGTGGTAGTTTAAATACAAATAATAATTCTTCTAAAAAATTTCTTATCTCTTTTGCTTTTACCAATCGAGTGGTGAACACATATAAATGTAATCCACCACTCTTAGATAGGATAGGTATGATTGGTAGGTTTTTATCTTGGATGACGCCTAGATAAAATTTTCTGTCTATTGGATATTGATCAACATCTATTGCACCAAATCTAGCCATGCCTTCATCAGTACAAGGTTGTATTCCAATTGATTTTAATCCTTTAATATGATCTTCGTAATCTTGATCGGTAACTGGATCTTTAGTCCATTCATGTTTCCATTTCTTTTTACCGGTATCTGGATCAATATATCCTTCATCTATTTTACAGACACCATAACTTCTTTTTAAACCACTAAAATATTCTATGTATTCTTTCATAAATTCCTATCCATTTAAATTAAAAGGTGGGCCAGTCTCCCGGCCCTGCCTTGTCTTGCAAGTGTTCCCTTAAGGAATTAGATAATATCTTCTGATTTACCTTCTTCAACTTTCTCATACTTAGGTTTATTCATCCCAGCAGATACTTGTTTTTGAAAGTCTTGACCCATTTTATACATAAGTGCATCTGTTTTATCAGATACATCTAGCATTCTAACCAATGATGGTTTGTAAATATGCCAAGTTTTATCTCCCGCACTTTTCTCAACAGTTCTTAATTTAAAAATTGCTGAGTATGCTGCCGGTTGAAAAGAACCTTTATCATCTGACATTCTTAAATTAGAAATTAGATTGTTAAGTTCTCTTGCTGGTGTAAGATTAGATGATCTCATAGTGATCACTGCTTTTCTTGGTTCACCATTCAACATAGCAAGAATAAAGAAGTACATTGTTTTTTCAACATAGTTACCATTAAGTAATCTATATTTAATACCTCTCATTTCTTCTTTAGCATTTGTAGGCGGTGTTAAGTGTGTTCCAACTGGTGCTGATGGAGCATCACCTTTTTCTTGCCACTCTGGATATCTAGTTTGCGTATGTGCAACTATTATATCCAAACCTTTACTACCATCTATTAGTTGTCCAAAACTATTAGAATATATCATTCCAGGTTGTGCGCCTTCAACAAATTTAGGACTTCTTGAATTACACTCTGGTGATAATTGGTGTAAGATTTTCAGAATCGGTGTAGATACGTCATCTGATTTTATTTCTTCTGCACCCTTACCAGCATCAGCTCTTAAGTTTACAGCAGCTAGTGCACCTGCACTATTCTTTTTTACTATTTCTTTTTCCATAGTATTTTACTCCTTATTATTTATTAGTTTATTTTTTATTAGTCATACTAGTTCGGTTTCCCTCTAGTACATTAAATAGATCAGCAGGAACTTCATTACCTTTTTCTTTCCATTCCTTCATCACTACTGATAAAGAAGCGTGGTGAACAGTTTCTTTTTGAGAAGGTTCATAGCCACGCTCCCTGGCAAGGCTGACATATTCGACAGCCTTGTTGTCTTCGTTCTGACCAAAGTTAACTGTGATTTCATTTTTCACAATATCCCCTAAGCCATTTTCTCGAAGCCATTGTATCGCTTCACCTTTTTTATCTGCTTTAGCTGAAGCAAAAAACTTTTTACCTACAGACAGTTCTGAACCATCTTGTAGTTTTAAAGTTTTTAAATTCATTTTTTCCATTAAGTCTGGAATTGTAAATTCGCTAATGTATTTCTCTTGTGATTTTAATTCTTTTAATTTTATTTCTGTTGCAAGAATTTGTGCATTGACAGATTTATATTGTTCAATTGCTTCTGATAATGCAGTTGGATCAACTTTATCAGTTTGATCAGGTGCATCTCTTCTTAAATCTATATCCATAATATTTCCTTTCGTAAAAGGTATATATAGGAGAATTTTATATTGTCAACTAGTTTTGAAAAATATTTATTTCGATTGGATAATAAGTTTTTTCCTGTCTGTCCCATTTTAACAACTTATATTTTCCGTTAGTCATATCAGAAACTATTGAACATGTCACTCCAATAATTGCAGGGTCACC